GTTACCGTATCGGGCGTGAGCTGGATGCTGAAATTCTGCACAGTTGGGATCGGCGCCAGCACATAGGTCGTGGCCGTCACCGGCCGCACCGCATCAATCGCCGCCTGCACCGCCGCCACCTCGCCAGCGTCTGGAATGATGGCGGAATCGTCGTCGCGCACGAAGCGGACCACGACGGTGCCAGCGCCTTGCTCGCCAGGATAGACCCAGGCCCGCGTCACGCCGGGCACCTCAAGCGCCCAGCTCACATAGTCGTAATCGGCTCCGCCCTGGGGCGGCTTGCGAATGCGCGCCAAGATGCGGGCGCGCCAGGCTTCAATGCCTTCAACGTCTGCGCCGCTGGCCAGAGCCGTTTGGGCTGTGGCCACAGAGTTGACGCCAGCAATCGGTGATGTGAGCGTGAGCGCTATGCCGGTGATGGCATTGCCCGCCTGGCCAGCCTCGACAGCCTCGACCTCGATGACGGCAACGCCTGCAGCAACAATGCCATCGGCCGTTGTCGCGTACTGCACAGCGTCTGCACGCTGCAGCACCGTGCCCAGCGGGATTGCCGAGCCATTGACGCCAGCGAATTGCACCGATCCGGTGGCCGCTGCTGCAGGCAGCCGGTTCTTACCCCAGCGCGCACCGTGCAGCGGCAGAAATTCGGCATCAGCCTGGTCCGGCCACCATTGATTGCTCAAATACTCAGCATATTTGTAGAGCGAATTCAGGCCGCCCGCAATCACCCGGTTGATGACGCCGATGGCGCTGTTGCGCAGGCGCGCCAGCACACCGGGCAGGCGGGTCTCGAATTCCGCCGCGCCCTGGTCGATCAGCGTGGGGAGTGTGTCGCGCTCAAATGGCATTTGATTCTCCAGCCAGACGCCAGACCTGGCGGGCATCGTCGAATTCAAAGCGGAAATTGCGGCTCTGGCCGTTGATGGCAAACGCGATCAGCGCTACCAGCCAGCCCATGCGCGGAACGAACACGGCCACCGTGATGGCCGTGGCCAGGCCGTCGTCGATGAGCCATTGCAAGGCCTCTTCGCAATACTGCTTGCAGCGCAGCACCACGCCCGGCAACTGCTTTTCGCGCTCCAGCAGCCACAGGCGCGATCCGGTCTTGTGCTCGTTGTCCGCATAGGCATCAGCCCACCAGCCGCGCCGGTCTTGGCCCGGCTGGACCTCGTAGGGCTCGGCCAGCCGGTCGCACATCAGCGATACCAGAACGGAACTGGCCAGCGTGTCGTCCGTAGCCAGGTCGGAGCCAGATAGCGCCAGGTCAAAAGCTTGCAGCTGGGGGTTGTAGATGAGAGCCAGATCCATGCCCGCCAGTGTCATAAAAGACACCAAAAAGGGCTATTAAAGTGCTTTAGACCGGCGTGTCAGTGACCTGTGTCGTGATGCCCGTCTCTGCGTGCTTGTGCCCGTTGTAGGCAGCACGCAGCGCCTGTAGCGTCCCGCCGCCGCTGTCACAGTTGTCGGTGATGTTGCCCGTCGCATCAATGCCCGACTCGACGCGCAGCTTCGTCAAGTTCACTAGGTTGACCTGATGCCCCGCCCCGTCAATCACGATACCGTTGCGGGTCAGGTAGATCTTGTGGCCCAGTTCGTCATACAGGGCTACTTCGCCAGCCTGCAGGCCCGTCAAGCGGTAGCGCCGGTCATCAACATTGATCACCACCGTGTGCCCGGTGCTGCCGCCCACGGCCAGCGCAATGCCCTCGGCGCCAGGGTGTGGCACGCTGGTCAGTCCATAGTGCTGGAAATGCTCCACGTCATCGGGCACCTGCTCGGCCAGCAGCGTGACCTGCAGCGCCTGTAGCTGGGTGCCATCGTTGACCAGGTTGACCACGGCCCGGCTGACCATGCCGCGCACGCGGGCCATCAGGCGCGCCATCATGGCGCGTCCCGATACCACAACGGCGTGTAGGGCGTGTAGCCATCGCCTTTCCCGGTCTTTTTGTGCTTTTCTTTTTGTGTCTTGTCGTTCAGTTTGGCATTGAGTCGGCTGCGGCCTATGCCCTCGACCAGCTCGAACGCTTCGGGCAGCGCAAACGTCAGGTCAGTGAATTTCCCCTGCTCACCGAGCTGGTAATTGCAGCTCACGATCAGCAGCTCCATATCTACATTCATCCGGGCGCTGGTCACTGGCACCAGCGTGTTGGGCTGCCATAGCGGGCCTTCCTGACCATCCTTGCCCGTGCGCCAGCCCACGACCGTGCAGCCGCCGCGCTTGCCGCGCCCCATACGCACTTTCACTTCCCAAGCGGCCCGGTCAGCCATCGACTTGCTGCTGGTGCCGTGTTCGGCAATCACCACCAGCGGGCGGTAGCGGTTGATTTCCGCGTCTTTTCCAGAGGCCTTCAGGTGCGCGGCGGCGGCGCCGTTTTCATGGTCGTCGCCGGGCACCTGTCCCTTCAATGTGATCTCGCTGTGCCGTTCTTTCCACGAGTGCCGGGAGTTGAACTTCTTCATATTCAGGCCTTCAACCAGTCGCACACCACTGCTCACGGTGCTGGCGCTGGTGATCAAGAGGTTGCCGTCAGGCGTGCTGGTCACCAGCACGGCGCGCAGCTTGCAAGCCCGGTCGATGGCGTCAAAAGCTTTCTCGCCTTCTTCGAGCGCAAAGCGTTTGAAGACCTCGCCGGTGTTTGTGCCTGGCGACACCGCCACCGTGATGCCAAACGGGCGGGCGATGTCGGCCACGATCTGCGCCAGCGTCACGCCGCGCCACTGCCCGGTTTTGAAGATGGCCGAGCAGTCCACTAGGTCGCCTGTTTTGTCGCGGCCCGACACCTTGACAGTCGAGCTGGTGTCGGTGTCGTCGGTGTCGTACTCGTCGATGTAGCCAGAAATCACCAGGTCATTGCCGAGCAGCACCTTGCACGCCAGCCCCTCGCGCAACTGCATCGGCACGTCCACGCCGGGGTAGCGGCTGGTGAGCTGCAGCGTAAATCCGCCCGCGATCTGCTCGATGCCGCGCTGCACTTCCAGCCCTGTCCAGCCGCCGTAGGCTTTTCCGTCGATCAGCAGCGTGCAGTCGTTCAGTTCAAATCCCGTCATTGCACCACCTTGTTTCCGCCTTTACACCTGGTGTAAAGATGCATTTTTTCATCCATCACCGCAGTATCTCCAGAGGACGAACAGGCATAAAGGCCGGGTTCGGCACGCCGTTGCGCGCTGCCAGCTCGTCGGCGCGCCAGGCATTCTGATAGATGCGGTGGGCCAGCACCAGCGCAGGCAGCACGGCTTGCGGCGTGTAACTGGCTCGCTGCAGTAGGAACTCGCTGCGCACCGCCACGTCGCGCACCACCGCCGCCCGCACATTGGTCAGCGCCCTGGCCACGGCCGCAGGCGGGTCATTGACTTCCAGCTCGATGTCGATCTGTGCGACCAAGGCATCGCGTAGCGCCGTGGCCTGGGCGCTTGTGGCCACCACATCGGAAGTGGAAAAAGTCACTGTCTGCACCCGCGTCTGCGCCTGGACGCTGCTCGAAAGCACATCGGCGCTGGTCAAGGCCACGGCCAGCAGCCGTGCCTGATTCGTCAGCGCCAGGCGGCGCTGCAGGTCCGACTGGGCGGCATCGTTGGCTAGGCCGAGCGCCCGAGTCGAACCGGCGCGGGCCGTTCCCAGCGGGCGCGCATTTGCAGAAAATACAGATTGCAGCTCAGCCAGCGCCGACAGTGGCCGCTCCACTTCCTGCACCAGTTGGGCATAGATGCTGCGCAGGCTTTGCACCAGCACCGCTGGTGTGCGGATCAGCGCCGTCAGGCTGCCCGAGAGCAGGCTGGCCTGGCGCACGATGGTAGCAAGGCCCGCCACGCTGGTCACCCGCGTGGCTAGCTGCAGCAGACCGTTGACCTTGGCCGTCATGCCTTTGAGTGCATCAGTGGCCAGCACGCTCATGCCGTCCACCGAAAAAACGTCTGAAAACGCCTTTTCAATTTCCGCATCCGCCGCATTGGTCGTGGACTCCACCTTGGCCACCGTGTCTTGCGCCGCCGCCGGAAAGGTGTTCGACGTGTCTTCGACAAACGTCACCGAGATGCGCGCCATCCCGCCCCGGTCAGGCGTTTCTTTGATGCTCACGTCCCCATCGACGGAGACTTTGCGCAGCCCGTAGCGTGGGTGATTCAGCTCGCCCGAACCCTTACCCTCGAACGCCGCGATCAGCGCGTCGCGCTCGGTACGGTAGCCGTCACCGATGACGTAAGCCTCGACGACAAAGCGGCGCGCCCGGCGGCCCAGATCGTCAACGTAGGGCAAGTCGCGCTGCGGGTATTCGTTGACCACGTTGCGTCTGCCAACGCGCATTTCGGCGTCCACCGTGCGAAAGGGCACGCCACGGAAAGTGCCCGCCACCAGTTTGCGGCCATCGGGCAGCACCAGTTTGCGGCCATCGGGCAGCGTCACCTGGCCCATTTCATCGCGCCAGGTTGCCATCAGAATCCTGCCCCGGTATTGGTCTGCCCCAGATCCGTGCGAAACGGAATCCGTGGGCTGTTGGTTTTGCTCTCGGCCTGCACCGATAGGCCGGGCGCGCCCGTGATGCGCACCACGATTTCGCCCTTCAGGTCTTGCTGCAGCAGCGTGGGCAGCGCCGAGCCCTTGCCGCCTAGGCGCTGCTCCAGCGTCTTGGGTTGATTGGCGCGGTCAGCGTCGCGCTCTGCGCGCAGTGCGTCCTCGGCATTCTTGTTGCCAAAAAACGAGAAGACTTTGGCCTGGGCGCGGCCAATACCATCCGCAAAGGCCGTGCCTTCCAGCAAGTTGTCATAGAGCAGCGTGCCCACGCCATACCCGGCTGCGGCTGCAGTACCCACAAGACCCGCCTTGCCAACCCCGCCCGCCACAGTGCCCGGACTGGGCAGGTACGCACGGTTTTGCGCTAAAAGCGCCAGCGTCGCCAGGCCCGCAGCTCCCGACAGCGCCCCCAGCGCCGTGGTGGCCAGCATGGTGTTTCCCGTCAGCAGCGGATACTGGGTGGCTAGGCTGGAAAATCCCTTGGCAACGTCGCCAATGACCGGCGTCAGCTTGTCCATCGCCGCTTTCTGAGCCATAGCCGCATCTTCTATGGCCTGCTCCATCTTGTGGCCAGCCGTGTCGGAAATCACGTCGTATGAAACCGCCGTC